GGCGCGGCGTGGTGGGATAAGGCACTGGATGAACGGCGCAAGGAAGCCACGGCGATCAAAAACGGAACCGACTGGTTCGGACCGGGCGAGAACTGCTCGCTCCAGCGGCAACACGGCTCAAAATCCTCGGGCCGGAAATTCGCCTCTGCGATGATCGCGAAAATCCCGCTGCCGCTGAGCCGATACATCGCAGCGACCTTCAAGCCGAAAACCCAGGGGAGAGCGGCATGAAGGGACTAAAGTATATAATTCCCCAAATTTATGCAGCGACAGGGACGTGGCCGGATCACGGATGGGACCCCACGCATTGGATGGATTTGCCAGGCGGGCCGGGATCGCCCACATGACCACCACGCTCCTGCTCGCCTTGCTGCTCCCGCTGGTCGCTGCGGTCTGCTGGTGCGCGTGGGTCGCGCTCAAGGGCTTGGCGCACGTCGTCGCGGCGCTGTTCGTAGGGAGGAAGTGATCAGCACCATGAACGCAATGAACGTGACCCGCAGCCGTTGGCACGTCATCGAAACCGTCGGCGGCAAGGAGAAGCTGGCGCGCGATGCGATCGCTGGCCGTGGGCGCCCGACCTTCCTCCCGCTGGCCGAGAAGACCGTGCTCCACGCCAGGCGCAAGGACGTGGTGCACCGTCCGCTCTATCCGAACTACCTGTTCGTGCTGTTCGATCCCTTCGACCTGTCGTGGGGCGAGATCCTGCACATGCCGGGCGTGTGGACCATCGTCGGCATCGTCCGGCCTCGAGGGCGCCCGAAGAACATCGCCGACGTGACGGGGGCGAACTGGCGGCCCTATGTCGGGCAACCGCGACCCTTACCCGACGGCGCCGTGCAGTGGATCAAGAACCAGTTGGAGGACACCGAGGATGGTTTCGTGCTGAGAGAGCCGGTTGAGACTGAAGGGCCCGCGCTGGCGAAAGACACCCGCGTCAAGATCGTCGCCGAGGACAATCGCTTCCGCGACTTCGAGGGTCTCGTCGACTTCCACGAAGGCACGCGCGTCCGCGTGCTTCTTGACTTCATGGGGCGGTGGACCCCATTGATTGTCGAGCGTGATTCGCTGGCAATAGTGAGCCAGCCATGAGGAAGGGCTTTCACCCGTCCTGGCTGTGCGTCTGTCAAACGGCGATAACGCGCTTCGGGAAGGGAGTTATGCACACAAGCCCCGACAGGCCGTTAGAACTCAGGGGAAGTATCGGCGATTATATACTTGAGAAAGGTAACGCCAATGGGTAGTGAGATGGCTGACCGGCCGTTACCACTCGAATCAGGGTTTGATGAAGCCAAGCTCCAGCCCAATACCGTGAAGCTCTTCGCAAATATCCTCGATCTCAGCGATAAGATCGCAGAGGTCCGCGCTGGTCGCCAACTCATCGCAAAGCGGGACCTCACGCTTCATGCGAAGCGTTTGGACAATGGCGGTCTTAGGTTCAGGGGCGATTATGTACTTGAGTTAATCGGCCCCTAGTCCTAGTTCCAGGGTGACGGGCCGTGACTCAAGGTACCGGGGGCGGTCCCCGATACGTAAGAGCCGAATTTTTGAGCAAGGGGACCGTCCCGTTAGGACTGCGCCGTGGAGCGCGAGATTGAGATTACGCCGAAGATGGCTTCGGCCGGTGCCGACGCCTTGTCCCTCGCCTTCGGTGGGGCTTTTGACCACTTGCTACCTGAACATATCGAGGAAGCTGCAATCGCGGTCTTCGAGGCAATCGCTGCGGCGGCTCAGCCGCGATTGACCGTGAGGCGGCCAAGACGTACCCGGTGATCTGCATGAGGTCGCCGCGCAACGTCCGCGCCAGTTTGTGAATGTCTGACGACTCCATCAATGGTGACGCTGCCCCGGCGGGCCAGCTTGGTCACTTCCGTCGCAATAGCCGTTCTCGTTTGCCGCACCGCGCTTCCGGACATGCCAATGCCTCGCGAATCGTTCAAGAAATGATACTGCAGAGTCGAGCTTCCCGGCTATTGCCGACGCATCCAAGAGATCGTCGCTCAGCAATTCTTGGGGATCGCCCATTTCGGCAAGGGCGACGATAGCGTGCTTGAACCCTAAGGCACGCTCATATCGTTTCCTGAAGGCTTCGCGTTCTGCCTTGTTCTGCTTGATCGCAGCACGGTCAGCGGCGCTCAGGGGCGGCTGAAGGCTTCCGTCGTCCGCTAGAACGCGGCCTCCCAACAGCCGCCCTATGGACGCGGCTATGCTCACCTCGGGTCGCCTGCCATGTCGGCGCAAATAGTCGGAATATGCATTTGGGCCATAATCGGCCTCAAGCGTATCGGCTTCGACTCTCAACTCTCGAATGACTTCAAGGTCGGGAACAACTTCGGACTGGACACGCCCCCGCATTTCGATTCTCCTCTGTGGAGGAGAATCGATTCGCGAGAGCAATAGCGATGCGATCCGGCGGGTTGCAGCCCGGCCGAATCACTCCCCAGGCTAATTGATTCCGCTCTGAAAAGACTCAGAAATCTGGGAAGTATCAGGTTGAGGTACCATGAACGCCAAGATAGATACGAAACCCATTGCGAACGAGGCTGAAATTGAAGTCACGCCCGAGATGACGGAAGCGGGGCTTGTGGCGTTCTATAAAACGAGTCGCCGCTTTCACTCCGACGAAGAGATTGTCGCGCGCATCTATCGTGACATGCGGCTTAAGTGGGAATTATCACTTTAACGTAGCAGGCCCCAATGGTAGATAAAGCAAAACAGGCCGAAGCTCGCTTAATGACCCACGCAGAAGTCTTCCCACGCTCAGCCCGACATGTGGGGAATCCCGTATCTGCGGAAGAACTCGCGAAGGCGTGCGCGGAGGCTCAAGATTTCATGAATGAACGCATCAAGGTCCGTCGTCGTAACCAGGAGATCACGCGCAATTCCGGTTGGCCGGTCGTAACGAATGGTCTGGACCATGGCGGTGCCTTCGGGGGACGCATCTCCGAGCCGCTCAAGTAGGGCTGGATCGACCTCGTTGTGTTTCTCACGTCATCCCCCCGTTGACTTAATCCGCCCTCACAATATCACCAATCTTGGAAGGAATCCGCTATGCGCCTGTGGCCTTTCTATCGCCGCAAGACCTTCGGCGAACTATTAGGGGAAGCGCACGAGGAAATGGAGCCGTTCTTTGACCGGATAGTGGAAGACAGAGCTAGACGGAGGCGTTCGGTAGATGCTTCCGCGCCCTTTTCCACGGCGATTATATACTTGAGAAATGCAGATGAAAAAGCTATCTAGCCCCGGACAGGCCGGCACTCGAATAATTACTTGGGATGATGTTCGGGAGGCTTCGCGGCTCGCCGTCTCGCGTAGTCTCCCGTCACGGTGTCTGCCACTCCTTGAAACTCGCCAGCAAGCCGCATTGCGTACAGGACATAGGGCGCAACGATCTCAGCCGACAAAGGCGAAATCTTCGCGCCAAAGCGGTGCTCACCCCGGAAGGTCAAAAGCTCAATCTTTCCGTCCGCATCATGGGTAATCACGCCGCTGACACCCCCGCCGCCAACCTGCCGAGCGCGTAACAGTGGCCGCGAGGAAAAAGCCCCAGCGCAAGAACACCGTTGGTCGCCTGCCCGAGTGGGACTACAAGAAACCGCTCAATCCGCGTGAGCAGCGCTTCGTCGATTGCTATGTCGTCGACCCGCACGCCATCAGAGCGGCCGAGGCGGCCGGCTTCAAGCGCTCTTACTCGCAGCATCTGATGCTGAAGCCGAACGTTGCCGCCGCCATCCGCCGCCGCATGCAGGACGCAGCCGAGAAGGCCGATGTCGAGACCAAGGACGTCATCGTCGAGCTCTCGCGCCTCGCCTTCGTGAACATGATGGACTTTCTCGAAGAGGACGAAGCCACGGGCTTACCAAGGTTCAAGAAGATGACCGATCTCACCCGCCGGCAGATGGCCGCGGTGCATGAGATGACGATCGACACCGAGGTCGAGCTCGACGATCCGTTGACAGAGTTGGCCGAGGGCAAGGAGCCGACCGCGCGGCGCGTCACGCGCATCAAGTTCAAGCTGCACAACAAGCGCGACGCCCTCGTCGATCTCGGTCGCTATCTCAAGATGTTCGCCCCCGAACGCGATCCTGAAAGGGACAATGACCCTGGAGCTTTTGTCTTCACTCGCACCCTATCAGCCATTGATCGAGTCCTTGCGGAGGCTGTCGCCGCCGCAGCGCGCGGCAACGGTCAGGGATTTGTGCCGGAGCGACCTCTACTTCCTGTTGAGGTATTACCTCCGCAGGCCTGACATGGAGCACCCGTGGCTGTTCGACCGCTGTCGGGAGGTCCAAGCCGAGCCTGACAACCGCCTCGATCTCTGGGCGCGTGAGCATCGCAAGTCCTCGATCATCACCTTCGGCAAGACGATCCAGGACATCTTAGCCTCCCATGGCGATGAGCCGAGCATCCCGAACGAGTTGACCTTCGGGCTCTTCAGCTGCACGCGGCCGCGCGCCAAGGCCTTTCTCCGCCAGATCATGACGGAGTTCCAGACGAACGAGTACCTGAAGGCGACGTTCCCCGACGTGCTCTATGCCGATCCGAAGAACGAAGCTCCCAAATGGAGCGAGGACGACGGCATCACGGTCAAGCGCAAGGGCAACCCGAAGGAACAGACCATCGAGGCCTGGGGGCTGATGGACGGCCAACCGACGGGCCCGCACTACTGGCGCCGCGTCTACGACGACACCGTGGTCAAGGCGTCGGTCTCAAACGCCGACATGATCGCCAAGACCACGGAAGCGTGGGAATTGTCCTTGGCTCTCGGCATCGAAGGCCAGCCGGCGCGCTATGTCGGCACGTTCTATTCGCTGTTCGACACCTACCAAGTGATGATCGAGCGCGGCATCCGCCCGCGCATCTATCCCGCGACCAAAGACGGGACCGACAACTGCGCGCCATCGAATTGCGTGCTGATGTCGAGCGAAGTGCTGCTCAACAAGCTCAAAGAGATGGGAAGTTCAACTTTCCATACTCAGATGCTTTTGAATCCAAAAGGCGGGCTCAAGAGCGGCTTCGATCTCTCATGGCTCAGATGGTGGCCCGCCGAGCATACGACCGGGCTCGCGATCGCGATCATCGTCGATCCGGCGAGCAAGAAGAAGAAAACGTCCGACTTCACGTCGATCTGGGTCATTGGCCTCGGCGCGGACGAGAATTGGTACGTCATCGATCACCTGAAGGATCGGATGAACCTCTCCGAGCGCACCGCCGCCGTCTTCGCACTTCATCGCAAATGGCGCGGCACGGTGTTCTACGAAGAGTACGGGATGCAGGCCGACATCGAGCACATCCAGTACGTCCAGAACCAGCAGAACTATCGCTTCACGATCACTCCCGTAGGCGGCGCGATCGCCAAGGAAGACCGCATCAAGCGCCTGCAGCCGCTGTTCGAGCAGGGGCGCATCTTCCTCCCCGAAGGTGGCCGCGTGCACACGAACCACGAAGGCCAGGCGGTCGACACCATCCGGGACTTCATCAAGAGCGAGTACAGCGCGTTTCCCTTGGTCATCAACGATGACGGCTTGGACAGCCTCGCCCGCATCGAGGACGAAGACGTCAAGGCGAACGTGCAGACGCCGAACGCGACCATCGCGAGAAGCGGAGAGAGTGGCTCGTTGATGGCCGAGCTGATCGCGCAAGCGAACCTTTCGACGTCACGCGGCCGATCCAAATGGATGGGCAAATAGGAGACCGACATGGCACGCAACGGACATGGCAAGAAGCAAGACGTATCGCTTCTGACAGCGATTACCGGGACTGATGCCGATGAGGTTCTCGTCGGCAGCAATCGCGACGATCAGCCGCCCGATGTGATCGACGGGGGCGCTGGCAACGACATAATCGACGGCCTGCAAGGAGCAGACACGCTCTTCGGTGGGGATGGAGTAGACACGTACAAGCTCACGTCCTGGGCGTCGTCCAACATCAGCACCGGCACGGACACCGTCAGCGGTTTCGAGAAGTACGACTTCTCCAACATCCGCCACTACTCCGACGCCGACCTGCTCGTAGCCGTCACCCGCGCGCTCAACTTCGGCGATCTGACGATCACACCGATTGTCGGCGGCGAGCACGTCCATGCCGAAGTCGTGGCTGGCAATGGCACTTGGGACATTAACTATGACGTTCTTGGTTCTGCGCCATTGACGGAAACGGACTTCATCTTCGCCGCTTAGAGGAACGGACAAATGCAGTCAGGCTACCCAAAGCAAGGCTCCGGCGGCTTCTCTGCGTTGCCGCTATCCGACTACGTCGATAGCAAGGCGCTCGCGGCCAACACGAACGAAGACATCACCGTCCCCGCGCGTGCGCACTTCGCAGTCTTCGGCGGCACGGTCGACTTTTACGCGAAGCGCGGCGGCACGGCTGCGGTCCCGACGGACATCTCGGATGGTTCCGGCTCGGTCCTCAATCCGTACATCGTCGCTGTCGAGCCTGGCGATGTGATCGGGCTGATTTCCGCGGCGACCTGCCTTGTGACCATCTCCTACTACGGCAAGGGGTAAGCAGACATGGAAGCGCCAGTTGCTCGCGTGGGCCGTGGAAGCGAAGACGCCGGCCGTCAATTGTTGGACACGGTTGCATCCGTCGCGGCCGATCCCGAGGGCTACAAGTCTCGTCTCGCGGATCTCGACGCCGCTCAGGCGAAGGCGCTCGAGCGTGAAACCGGTGCACGAAAAGCCGAGCGCGACGCCAACGATGCGCGCATGGCTCTGCAGGCCGAGCGCCAGGCGGTCGAAGCCGCTTGCGAGCAGATGAACGAGCAGGCGGACCGGACGCGCAATGATCTCATCAAGGCCCGCGCGAAGCACGATGCCGTCTGCGCCCAAGAGCGCGCCGACCTGAAGCGCCAGGCTGACGAACTTGCCGGCAAGATGGCGCAGACCGATGCGCTCAAGGCCGACCTCACCACCAAGATCGAAATCCACACCAAGGCGACAGCCGGGCACGAAGCCGAGCGGCGTAAGCTGGCCGAGGGCAATGCAGAACTTGCCAAGCAGACCAAGGCGGCGATCGAACGCGAAGCCGCTGCCTCCCGCGCGCTTGCCCGCGTGAAGGCCCTCGCGAGCGAATGACCTTCGCCATTTTCGGAAAGCGCGAGCCCATGCCGAACCCAGCCAATCCGAAGGTTGGTGCCTCCGTCGAAGGCATTACGCTATTCGACGGCTGGGCCAATCCGCGCCTGCTCGACTATGCCAGCATCAATTTCAGTGGCGGATGGCTGGACTCTGCTGCGATCTCGCCCACGAACAAGCATTTGCTCGATCTCTCCTATTGCCGCTGGGACTTCTCGAAATTCCATTATCAGAACGGACTGATTGAAGTCACCGGCCCAAGCCTTCCCGGTATGGTGGGCGACAAATTCAAGGTCTTCACGCTCGACATCGTAACTGGCGCGGTCACGTACCATCCGGGCAATCTGAACGACCCCAACGTGCATGTGTCGAGCCAAGCGCTGAATGCTGCCCGAAACGAAATGATGGTCACACTCTGGGATCATCAGGGGCGGGCGGATGCACAATTGGCGCGGTCTGTTCTGTCTGCCTCGTGGTCGCAACCGGCGCTGATGGCCGAACCGCCCGTCAATACGCAGTCCAACGACGACAACGCTTTCCTGTCTCCCGGCATCATCTATCTTGATTCAAACCGTGATGGGCCGAACCGCGTGTTCCAGACCATCCAGGTTGACGGCCAATGGCTCCCGCCCGGACAAACGCCCGGCTTGTGGACGCTCGACAGCAACGACTATCAGCCCTCAGTGAGCCCGAATGGGACGCAGATGTACTGGACGAGCCAGCGCGGCGGCACATACGGGATTTATGCCGGGGATCGCGACACGATAACCGGCATCATCACAAACGCGCGTCCGCTCGCGTTGCTTCCGTACACACAGCCGATGTTGGGCAAGGCCGCGCTGATCGGCGAGTTCACCGTGGCCGAGTTTCCCAACAAGTTCCTCGGCTACTTCATGTGCGGCGTGTGCGATGGCGTGGACGCGCAAGGAGTGCCGAATAGCGCGCAGCTCAAAGTCTGCGTGATGAGCAAGGCGAAGTAGCGTGGCTGCCACCATCTCAGACCTCGCCAACGGC